CCGACGAAGGGTTCGCTCGAAGCGCTCGTCAATCAGGTTGCCAAATACGGCGGGGGCTCCGAGCAACTGAAGAGTGCGTCGCTCGCGATTCAGCAGATGGCGGGCAAGGGCACCGTCTCGCTGCAAGAGCTGCGCCTGCAGCTGTCGCAGGCGATCCCGAACGCCGCGCAGGCAATGGCGACCGGCATGGGCATGTCGATGGCCGCGCTCACCAAGGCGATCAGCACCGGCTCCGTGCAGTCGGCGGGCGCCATCAGCAAGATGCTCGCGGTGTTCCAGAATGACTCGATGGGCGCGGCCGCGCAGCAGATGCGCACCTGGCAGGGCGAAATCGAAAAGCTGAACGTGCGCTGGGAGCTTTTCAAGAACGACGTCGCCGAAGCGGGGATGTTCGACGCCGCCAAGGGCGAGCTCGAGGAGATCATGAAGCTCTTCGGCACGCCGCAGGCGAAAGCGTGGGCGCACGACCTGTCCGACTCGTTCACGACCCTCATCGGCCTCTTTCACAGTGGCCGGGAGGCGCTCACCGAATACCTTCCGCAGTTGGTGACGCTTGGCAAGGTGCTGCTCGCGGTGTTCGGCACGAACATGGTCGGGAACTTCCTGACTGGCATGCGCAATGCGCTTGTGGGCATGAACACATCGTGGCGCGAATACGCCGCCAACGCGATCATCGCGCAGGACGCAGTCGCGGCCAAGCAGCTGTCGGTCACCGAGCAGATCCTTGCCGCTGACGCACAGCGTCGCGCGAGCATCGCGCAGGAAAGCGAGATCCGCCAGGAAGCGCTCGCCAAGGAGATCGGCGACAACCAAAAGCTCATCAACGCCAACGCTGAGCGCTATGCCGCCGCCGACGCCGCACGCCACGAAGAGTATGTGAAGGAAGTCGCCAACAACGAGGCGGTTCTCGCACAGAAGATTGCGCTCTTCGAGGAGCTGCAAGCGCGCGAAGTCGCCGCCACGCAGTTCGTGATCGCCGAGCAATACAAGCGCGCCCAGATGGGCATGGCGAGCAACGCTGCGACCGCTGCCGAATACGCCGCGCAAGACGCCTACACCGTCAAGCTGGAACAGCGTCTCGCCTCGATGCGCGCGGAGATTGCGCTGCTCGAGCAGGAGACGGTCGCCATCCTCACGCGCAACAACGCGCTCCAGCAGGCGATCGCGCTCGAAACGGAAGCGATCGTGGCTACGAACGGGCTGACGGCTGCCACCAGCGCTGAAAACGCCGCGCTCGTCGCGAAGAACGCCGCGCTTGCGACCGCAATCACCGCGGAGCAGACGGCCGTCGCCAACATGGCCGAGATGACGCGGGGCGCCGCGATGCTCGAGTCCGGCATCATGAAGCTCAAGTTTGCCTTCAACGCGATGGGCGGCTGGATCACGGTCGTGTCGGCCGCGATCATCGCCGGCATTGCGCTGTGGGAAAAGTATCGCGACACCGCCGCACAGGCTGCGCGCGCGGCCGTGTCTGCCGCAACGCTCAACAAAGCGATGCAGCAAAACAAGGTCACGCAGGGCCAGATCGACGACGCAGACTCGGGCATCAAGAACAAGAAGGCAGAGATCGGCAACATCGACGAGCAGATCAGCCTTCGCAAGCGCGGCTACAACGAGCAGGGCGACTGGGTCGGCTCGGTCGGCGACAACGACCCCGAGGTCAAGGCGCTCAAGGCCAAGCGCCAGGCGTTGCAGACCGAGGTGAACAGCCTCTCGGACGTGCGCAAGCAGGCGCAGAGCTCGCTCGACAAGGCGAATTCGGTGCTGGAGAGCCATGCTTACGCGCAGGGGCTTCAGGAGAAGTCCGACGAGGAGCTGCGCACATTGTCGGCTGCGCGCGCGAAGCGCATCGCTGACATTCAAGACGACTTCAAGGACCGCCTGAAGACGGTCAAGGTCGGCTCCGACCAGGAGAAGGCGATCCTGCAGCAGCAGGCCGACCAGCTGAAGGCGGTCGAGGTAGACATCACCGCGCAGCGCGTGGCGACGCTCACGAGCCGCCGCAACGCGATCAACGATCAGATCAAGAAGGGCTTTGTCGGCAAGGATGCCCAGGCCCAGATGGCTGCGGCCGCGACTGAGCAGAAGCGCCTGAACGACGAGATTTCGCAGGCGCAGTCGAGCATTGACGCGCTCAACGCGCCCAACCAGATCGGCACAAAGAACAAGAACACCGGCAGCGCCAAGCCGCCGACGGATCACTTCGCCAAGAAGAACGCCGACATCAAGGCGCAGCTCGCACAGGCGACCAACGAACTGAAGATGATCGTCTCGGGTGCCTCCGAGTATGACCAGATTCGCGCCGGCGCCGAGGCGAAGATCAAGGCGATGTGGGAGAACGGCGAACTCGACACGAAAGGTCACGGCAAGGGCGCGAAGGACAGCCGGCCGGACTGGAAGGGTTCGAAGGTGCAGGGGCTCATCGACGACGAGACGATGCTCCAGATCACCGAGAACGCCAAGCAGCAGATGGAGTCGCTCAAGGGCAAGCTGGCCCCGCTCGCTGAGCAGTATCAGGAAAGCATCACCAAGCTGATGGCGGGCGACGTGAGCACGCCCGACTCCGACGAGAGCAACGGGCGCGGTGCGATCAAGTTCCTCGAAAAGCTCGGCACGAAGTCGACCGAAGCGGCCAAGGAAATCGCGCCGATCGTCGAGTATATGAAGAAGGTCCAGCTCGCGGCCGACCAGATCGACCTCGTGAAGTTCACGCGCGACATCGTGAAGAAGGACCAGGAGACGCAGGCAGCGCTCATCGAGAACACGCGCGACCGCCTCACCGCGCAGATTGCACTTGAGAACGACGCGTGGGAGAAGGCGGCCAAGGCGCGGCTCGACAAGGTGAAGGCCGACGGCGGCGACACGGGCAGCGAAGAGGGGCTGATCGCCGCCGCGCGCGTCACGCGCGACCTGGACAACATGAAGAAGCTGCGCACGCCGATGCAGCAGCTTGCGATCGACTGGCAGGACTCGACCGAGCAGATGCGCAAGAAGACGACCTCGTGGGCTGAGTCCACGATCGACGCCTTCGTGAACGTCGCGAAGACCGGCAAGCTCAACTTCGGCGACCTGCTCGACACGATCGGCACCGACATTCTGCGCATCAGCCTGCAGAAGTCGATGGGCGGCGGCCTGCAGTCGCTTTACGACGGGCTCGCCAACAAGGTAACGGGGGCGATCGGCGGCAACGGCCAGGGCGAGAGCGGCCCGTCAGCGGGCGCGGGCGCCGCGAGCGGCACGCTCACCAGCGGGATCATGAGCTTCCTGCAACACCCGCTGGACTCGGTGAGCAGTCTCTTCAACAAGCTCACGGGGCAGGGCGACAAGCTGACCACCGGCATCGCCGACCAGGCGAAGCAGACCATTCTCGGCACGAGCGTCGATGTGACGGCCGCGAGCAGCGTAACCACGCTCGGCAACGCCGCGCTCTACGCCGCGCAGGCGCTCGCGTCGATCAACGGCGGCGGCTCGGGCGCGGGCGGCTGGCTGAGCTCGCTTGGCAGCATCGCCACGTCGATGATCTCCGCCTACGCCGGCGGCAGCGACTACAGCCTCTCGGGGATCAACAACACCGCGACCTCCACCGACGTTTCGGGCGGCGGGGCGCTCTTTGGCACGGCCGCCGGCACGAACATGCAGGGCGGCTACACGTATGACTCGACCGCGGGCCACAAGTATTTCGCCAACGGCGGAATCATGACCCAGCTGGGGCCGATGGCGCTGCGCAAGTATGCGAACGGCGGCATCGCCAACAGCCCGCAGGTGGCCGTGTATGGCGAGGGCAGCATGAACGAGGCGTTCGTGCCGCTGCCCGACGGGCGCAGCATCCCCGTGACGATCACCGGCGGGCAGCAACAGCAGCAGTCGGGCGGCGTGGGCGCGGGCGGCGTCGTCGTGAACGTTATCAACCAGACCGGCCAGAGCGTGCAGGGTCAGCAGCAGGGGTCGCCGCGCTTTGACGGCCAGAAGATGATCCTTGACGTTGTGCTCACTGCGGCCAGCCAGCCGGGTTCCTTCCGCGACGGTATGAAAGGCGCACTGAAATGACCACCTACAGCTATTTGCCACACAACGACCTGCTGGACTCGAGCAAATTCCAGCAGGAGAAAGAAAACCCCGCGATGGTCGCCAAGATGGACGGCGGCTACGTCGTCTCGCGCCCGAAGCACACGCGCAAGCCCCGACGCACGTTCACCTGCGGGTTCACCGACTTTAGCGACGCCCAGCGCGCCGCCGTCGATGCGCACTACGACGCCATGCACGGGGGCAGCGCGATCTTCAACTTCACGCACCCCGTCTCGAAGGATCTCGTGCTCGTGCGCTTTACCGAGGACTCGACGCTGCAGTGGAGCTACTCGGGCTCGGGCGGCGTCGCGCTCTGGTCCGTCACTTTCAAGTTGCAGGAGGCTTAAATGCCCGCTCAAATCTCCGTTGCCAGCATCATCGAGAAGAACCGGATCGGCTCTGACGTTCCCTATCTCGCCTTCCTCGATCTGGGCGTAATCGACCCGACCACGGGCGCCGTCACCGAGACGCGCTACCTCGTAAACAACACCGAGTCGGTCGTGCGGCAGGGCATCACCTACGAGCCGATGCAGTTCTCGCTGGAGCTCAAGTCGGTGGCCGGCAGCGCGCCGCAGATCAACGTGTCGCTCATCGACTACGCGGGCGCGCTCATCAAGCTGATGAACGACTACGACGGCGGCACCGACTTTCCGGTGACGATTCGCGTGTGCCAGGCGGGCGGCCTGAACGAAGCGCCCGATGTCGAGGAGCACTTCGTCATCGTCACCGGGGCGGTGGACAACTACGTCGCCTCGTGGACGCTTGGCGCCGAGAACGCGCTCACCAAGCAGTTCCCGCGCCGCCTGCAACGGCGCGACTTCTGCCAGTGGGTCTACAGGGACGCGCGCACCTGCCGCTACAACGGCAGCCTCACGAGCTGCGACCGCACGCTTGGCGGCACGATGGGGTGCCGCGCCCACAACAACGTCATCAACTTCGGTGGTTCGCCGAATCTGGTTTCAAGCAACCTCGTCGTGGCGTAAAATGGACAAGTCACCCGTTACATACGTTGACCTGATCGGCACGCCGTTCAAGCGCGGCGGCCGCGGACCTGACGAGTTCGATTGCTACGGCCTCGTCAAGTTTCTGATCCACCGCGCGACGGGCCAGGTGGTGCCGGACTACAAGACGC